AAACGTTTTCCAGCACACCAAACCGTAAAAGAGGTAGATGCTGGTGCTATGGAGAATGTTCTTGTGCCTTCGTTGAACGAAATTACGCTGTCAGCTTTATTCTCGTGCCCCATCGGCTCGCTGGATGGGCGAACCGCATTAACCCAGTTTGTTCCATCAAATTCGAGTAGTTGACCGTTTGCCGCAGACGTAATTACTGTGTCAGAGATATCATTCAAGCTGATATCGCTCTTCAGAAGGACGTTATTGTATGCACTTCCGTCGTTAGTGAATTCCCAGCGGTCTGTTGACTCATTCCAACGCATTGATACGTTATCCGAAGTTCCACGCTCTACTTCAATTCCAGAGTTAAGAGTTGGAGATGCTGTGATGCCAGAGTTCAAAACAACTATGTTGTCCTCAACTAAAAGTGTTTCTGTGTTTAGAGTGGTCGTTGTTCCGTTGACTGTAAGGTCGCCGCCAACAACAACATCTCCTGTAGTTTCGAGTCTTCCAAAGGTTACTGAAGCAGAAGTGCCAACTGCTTGGCCAATTGCGATGGTTGCATTTGAACCTTCGCCTGGGGTATGAGTAATCGTTACGCCAGTACCTTGCGTAAGGTCGGACATGTAATTGCCAGTTGTGTCAGTTCCAAGAGCGACGCTATTTGCTTGTATTCCAGTCCAAGCAGTTGTCTGCTCTGTACTGTCAGGGAATGTCAGCGACTTACCCGTTCCTAGAACAACATCTCTATTTAGGGTCAAATTACCCGTTGACGCAAGTTGTCCGATTTCAATGTTTATTGATGCAGAGGTTGATTCAATATTGTTATTAAAGAACTTCAACTGACCAACTTGAAGCTGATTTGCACCGTTAATTTGCAACACGCCATCAGCAACTGTTAGTCCTGCGTTCGCACCAGTAACGTTGTCTGTAATGTTCAGGGTTCCTGGGCCTAAGAAGATATCCGCCCAACGTTTTGCGCTTGTTCCGAGTGTGTAGGTGTTGTGCAACGAAGGAACAATGTTTCCAGTAAAAGTTTCAGATGATAAGTCTTGAAACGAAACTGAAGCAGTTGCTAGTCCATCAACAACCAAATCGGTTACGTTTGCGTTGTACCAGTCAGAACCGTCAAAAGTTAATACATCGTTTTCGTAAGCTGTATCAATATAGACGTTGTCAAGTTCTTCAACTTTTAAGAATTCAGGAGTAAGCGTTACTTGGACCCAAGTGCTTGAGTAGTAGGTGTAAAGTTCAAGTTCACTTGAGTTGTACCAAAGGTCGCCTTCTTGAACTTCGTCATTTGGAGCCGTATCCGAGACCGTAAGGAAGTGGACTGTTTCATTAATCCATGCAGAGGCAGAGGTGCTGTAAGTAAGAATATCCCCGTCTTCAATATCCGAAATTGTTACATCGCCTACGTCGTCAAGATTATTGATTGTTGGTATTGACGCCCACTCAACCCCGACTGATGCTGAGCTGTTTGCTTTTAGAAAGTACCCATCAGATCCAACCCCAAGTCTAAAAAGACCACTGCCGTCGGTGACAAGCAAGTCACCTTTGGTGGTGAGTTTGCTTACAAGCTCATTGGCTTCGTCTGCATCGTTGGCGGTAAATACAGGGTAAACCTTTGCGCCAATTGAGTGTTCGTAAGCAGTTGTGTCGTCTTGCGCTCTTACAAGAGTTAGCGTATTTCCGCTGATTGTGGCAAGGCATTTTTCTTCAAACGCGCTTTGAGCCCCAATTACTACATAAAAAGGAACATCTGCCTGAGAAGGCCAGCCGGTCGTGGCAAGGATTGTTACGGAGGTGCCGCCTACCGTCAACAGCGATGTTGTCGTTGTTGGGACAGCTGATCCAGCGTATTGTCTTCTTTGAAATGCGGCCATGATTACTCCTAGTTTACTTCATTCATTCGATTACTGCCTGAATTCCCCAATAGCCAGCGTTTAGTCCAACTGTTGACTCATTAGACCAAGTTGCTGAGCCGCCGCTAGTTCCAGAAGCTTGAGCGATTCTTGGGAATCCAACTTGTGCAAAGTCACCCGTTGTTGCTCCGCCAGAAGCTCTTACGTCATCATCTATAAACCCAACTTGAGCAAAGTCGCTTGATGTACCATCTGCAGTTGCTGTTCTTGGTGCTGTATGCAGACCTATTGCGGAGTCCCCAGCTGTTGCTCCACCAGTTCCAGTTATTACTTGAGAGAAACCAACTTGTGCAAACTCGCTTGAGGTTCCATTTGAAACAGATGTTCTCGCAAATCCAACTTGAGCAAAGTCTCCCGCTGTTGCTCCGCCTGTTGCGGTAGTCGTACGAGCAAATCCAACTTGTGCAAACTGTCCGCTACTACCTGATGCTGAAGCAGTTCTTAGAGGCGTGTACACCCTTGTTGATATCGATCCAGATGTTCCGGAAGCGCTTGCATTGCTCTTTATGGTTCGTAGCGAGGACGTAGATTCTGTTCCTGATCCAGTTGCGCTTGCAGTTCTTGGGGATGTATGCAGCCCAAGAGCATCTCCGCCGGTAGAGCCATTTCCAGAAGCAGTTGCACCTCTAGGAGATGTGTGCAGTCCGTTTGCTAATTCAGAACTTGAACCAGAAGCAAAAGCCGTTCTCGGTATTGTACGGAGTTGCTGTGAATTACTGTTTCCGTTTGCGCTAGCCAATGCAGATCTTGGCGAAGTATGCAAACCATAAGCACCATCACCAGTAGAACCTTGACCGTTGGCAATCGCTCCTCTAGGAGATGTATGCCTTCCATTTGCCGACTGTGTTCCTGATCCAGAAGCACTTGCGCTTCGTGGAGAGGTATGAAGGACAAAGACGGAATCACTTCCAGATCCGCTAGATGTTGCAGTCTTAATAAATCCAACTTGAGCGAATTCGCTGCTGGTTCCAGTTGCTGTTGCGATTTTTGCAAATCCAACTTGGGCAAAGTCTCCTACAGTTGCTCCGCCAACTGCTGTTGCTGTCTTAGAGAAACCAACTTGCGCGTATTGAGAACTTGTGCCAGATGCAGAAGCGCTTCTAGGTGCAGTATGTAAACCAGTGGAGTTCGAATTTGAATTTCCGAACGCGGAACCAGTTCTTGGCGCAGTATGTAGCCCAATAGCGTCACCCGAAGTTGAACCAGAACCGTTAGCAATTGCGCCTCTTGGAGACGTGTGTTTTCCAGTAGCGGATTCTGTTCCAGTACCATTTGCAGTTGCCGAACGCGGTGCTGTGTGCAGATAGTTTGCTGAATCTGTTCCGTTTCCATTAGCTGAAGCGCTTCTTGGAGATGTGTGCAATCCGAGTGCATCACCGCCAGTTGATCCATTTCCATAGGCAATTGCACCTCTAGGCGAAGTGTGTAGACCGAGTGCCACCTCGCTTCCAGATGCCGACGCAGATGCCTGTCTTGGAGCAGTATGCAAATTGGATGACGTGCTTGATCCAAGTCCGGAGGAAGATGCGGTTCTTGGTGAAATATGTGTCTGGCTTGAGGTTTCGTTAGATTCTCCCGACGCCGACGCAGAAGCAAGAATCGTGCGCATTTCACTTGAATTTTGCGAACCTACACCAGATGCAGTTGCAGTTCTTTTTGCTGTGAGTGTTTCAAATAGGTACTGCGAAGATTCACCTGTAGCACTTGCATTTCTGTAAGAGGTGCGGAGGCCTATTGCTTGATCTCCTGCAGTTGCTCCACCAGAGGCTTCTGCGTTGCGCAATTTACCAAAGTGGAAACTTACTATTGATGTTGACGATCCACTTGCACTTGCACTTCTAAATCTTGTTACTAGACCATTAGACGACGAATCTCCGTCAGATTGATTTGATCCATTTCTTGGAACTGTTCGCAGCGTTGATGCACTTGATGAACCGTTTGCGGAATCGCTTGATGTCCGTGGCGACGTGTGCAGCCCGTACGCATTTTCATTAGAAGAACCATCGGCGGAAGCAGTTCTTGGCAAGACATGGAGTCCGCTTGTTGAGCTGGATCCACTTGCAGCAGCAGAAGCAGAAACAAGAACCGTGCGAAGTTCGCTTGTATTTGAAGATCCGCTACCTTCAGCGCTAGCCTGCCTTGGCGATGTGTGTAGTCCAGTAGCTCCATCGCCAGTAGAACCATTTCCTTCTGCGGTTGCACCTCTAGGAGATACATGAAGACCGATTGCAGAAGATCCTCCAACTGCAGAAGCAGAAGCGCTTCTTGGTGCTGTATGGAGTCCTGTTGCACCACCACCAGTGGAACCATTGCCGGATGCAGAAGCACCTCTTGGCGAAGTGTGGATCTCGCTTGAACTATCAGAAGACTGTCCTGAAGAACTGGCAGTCCTAGGCAACGTGTGTATCTGCGCTGATGATTCAGAAGACTGCCCTGCGGCAAATGCAGCTCTTGGCAAAATATGTATTGAAGACGAAAATTCGTTTCCGCTTCCAGAAGCACTTGCTGTTCTTAGTGAAACATGCAATCCATTAGCTGATTCAGAACCGATTCCAGCAACGCTCGCACTTCTCGGTGCAGTGTGCAGCCCTGTTGCGTCTCCACCGGTTGAGCCGTTTCCTGATGCAGATCCGTCTCTTGGTGAAGTACGAAGCTCAAACGACAACTCAGAAGACTGGCCAGCAGCGGAAGCAGTTCTTGGTGAAACATGAAGACCAATAGCAGAATCGCCAGTGTCTGCTCCACCAGATCCTGTTCCTGATCTGATGTTGTTATGCAACGTTGTATTGCTTGATGATCCTTCGCCAAATCCTGAACCAACAACAAAAACTGTTCTAAGTTGAGAAACAGAGCTTTCGCCTTCACCGCTAGCGTTTGCATTTCTTGGAGATGTATGGAGTTTCGTTGAGCTTGATTCTCCATTACCATTTGCACTTGCAGACCTTGGTGATGTATGTAGAGAAGTGGATGTTTCCTGGCCATCGCCACTTGTTGTTGCTGCTCTTGGTGACGTGTGCAATTTAATTGCTGTTTGATTAGACGATCCACTTGCACTCGCATTTCTTGGCGAGGTGTGAAGACCAAACACTGTTTCGCTTCCAGATCCAGCTGCACTTGCTGTCCTCGGAGATGTATGAAGTCCAATCGCTTGGTCTCCAGTTGTAGATGATCCAGAGCCCTGTGCTGAACGCTTATTATTATGTAGGGTCGCATTAGACGAAGAACCGAGTCCACTTCCAGATGCAGTTTTGATGTTTGTGTGTAGGAATGAAGAATTGCTTTCGCCAGAACCAGAATCAGTTGCGGTTCTAGGGGAGGTATGAAGCCCAAAGGCCGACTCTTCACCGTTACCTGATCCGGTAACACTTCGTGGCGAGATGATTAATCTGTATGCTGATTCGCTGGAAGATCCATTTGCCGAAGCAGTTCTTGGCGCAGTGTGAAGAACAGTTACAGAAGAGCCACCAGTTGCACTTCCTGTTGCAGTGTGATACAGGGTTCTGGCTTGTGTTGAAGACTCTGATCCAGATGCGCTTCCAGTTGCAGATCTTGGAGCCGTATGTAGAACGCCGGCATAGTCTCCTGCTGTTGCCGATCCACTTCCCTGACCGGTTCGAATATTGTTGTGCAGGGTCGAGTTAAATGAGCCGCCTTGTCCAGATGACGATGCAGCACGGAAGACGTATCTCGTGCTTTCTGAACTTGATGTTGATGAACCACTTGCCGAAGCAGTACGCAATGAAGTGCGAAGCGCATTGGCAGAAGAGGAACTGCTGGCGTCACCAGTCGCTGCCCTGGATACAACACTGTATCCAAGGTAGAACGGACTGGAGTCTCTGAACGGTTCAGAGAACCCAAATACATGAGGATTCGACATGAGGGGTTAACCCCCTTAAATCAGTCGAGGGTCAGTGTGAGCGAGGTAATCTCGAAAGTGTCACCTGCGGTAACTGAAGCGCTTGAAGAAAGCTGACCGAACCAAAGTGCGGTTCCGCTTGTTGCGGCATCCCACATTGACCAGTGAGTGTAAACCTCGGTTGCAGCAACGTTTGTCCAGACAACAGAATCGTTAGAAGCCTTTGAGCCGCCTGATGCTGGATCAAATGTGACAGCAATGCGATCTGTTTCTGATGCAACGCTTGCGGTGCAATCTTCGCCAGGGTTGCCCGTGTGAAGTTGGAGATAAGTTCCTGAAGCTGAATAAGTCGAGCCAACGCCGTCCAAGGAGTCAAGCCAGAGGTTTTCAAGTGAATTTGATATTGTCATGTCATTGACGCTTTCTACGAGGCTCCGGCATTCACCGGCTCGCCTACAAGAATAACATAGACGCGATTTTTACGGCGTTAGTTCTATCTGTACCGTTAGATCGGAGCCAGCAAATACTGAACCGATTTGATCAATGTCTACAGATAAGTAACTTCCAGTCGTCAATTCTGTTACAGCAGGTGTGGCAGTTGGACACGTAACCTGACCCGAAAATATTTTTGGGCGGTTTGCCTGATTTGTAAAAACAGTTGTGCCGTTCAAGTTGACATCAATAATAATGTCACCACCGGCTGGAGCCGTCGCAACCGAGGCTCTTACGTTGCTCAACGTTATGGGGCCAGGTATGTAGAAACGAGCCCTGCCGGTTCCAGTGTTTAGAACTCCTGGGACAGTAAAAACCTGCACTTGGTACAGGAATTGTTGAACACCCGGAGCCCTTGTTGTTGTGATGACGATCTGATTTGGTACATCATTAGACGTGACTACCTGAACTATGTTTGACGTCATCGCGTTACCTCGTGGGTTAGGGTAAACGTTCCTTGAAGTATTCTGTCTACTTCATTTGTCGGTGAAATTATCTCAAGGTCATAAAACCCAGAAGTGAAAGGGTTATTTTCAGTCGACATATCCCTTGTATCTTCAGCTCTAATAAAAAACTGGATTGTCCCAGCAGCACCGCCGAGAGTCAACCGATTGTTTTCCGTTGTCAGAGTTATGACTGGGGTTGCTGATTCTATGTATTTCCTGACCTGCATTCTTGCCGTATAACCAGTGAGGTCCCAATTCAAATATGTGGGATCAGTTGGAATACTGTCTGGATCTGGATAGCGCAAAGTGGCAAGCGTGTCAAAAGTCGAGCCCTGTTGGCAAGTAATGTTGTAAACTCCAGCAATCATTAATATCTCCCGAATAAGCCCATCATTGATTGTAGATTAGAAACCGCTTGCTTGAGAGAAGTAATTGATTGCAACAAATCTGTGAATCTATTTACATTGTCATGAGTGATATATTCCATTGGAGTGAATAACTTGAAAAAAAGATCAACCATTGGTTATCTGACAACAGACTGGGCATGGGGTACTGACCCCCTGCAACCAAACGGCTGCGCATGGTATAGATGCGCCCTGCCGTCACGTGAACTGCAAAAGCACGGATGGGTAACCTCCATGGGTCTTCCTGGGTTCAGTAAAGACAAGGGTTTTGGCATCTTGACAGGGGACAAGCAAGCAATACATGGATGGGACATTGTTTTTTTTAAGTTAATAATGAGCCGCGATGCGCTTGAAGCAATGCCTTTGGCTCAGGCGCTTGGTCAAAAAATTGTTGTTGACATTGATGATTGGTTTGAAGGACTGCACCCAAGCAATAAGGCCTATGAATCTACCGATCCAAAAAAGAATCCTGAAAACAATAGAGATATTTACGCTCAAATAATAATGCAAGCAGATGCTGTTATCACTTCTACAAATTTTTTATTTGATTATTATTCGCAAAAACGGAAAAATGTATTTCTAGTTAAAAACGGTATTGATATTGATACGAAAAATATTAGATGGAAGAAAAAAGTTCCAAGACTGCACGCACACAGAACCAATGTTGGCTGGGTGGGTGCAACTCCATGGAGATCTGGAGACCTAGAAATCATGGCACCATTTTTGGGTGATTGGTTGAATTCTAGAAAAGCAAACTTTATTCACTCAGGGCACACCAAAAATGGAGCGCCCACTGCCGCTAGCCAGCTAAGTATCAACGAAGATGCAGTAAAAACCTACCCCCTAGTTCCAATATATGACTATCCACAGCTTTTTAGTAAAATAGATGTAGGCATAGTTCCGCTAAATGACATTCCTTTCAACCATGCAAAGTCTTATATAAAAGGACTTGAATACGCTGCTTCGGGGATACCTTTTATTTCTTCTTATTCCCCAGAATATCAAGAGTTAGCAGATCTTGGAATTGGCAGGATTGCAAAGACACAGGAAGATTGGATATACCACCTAGATGAACTACGTTTTCCTTCAATAAGGAAAGATGAAGCCACTCACAATTCAAGCCTATTGCAAAATTTCTCAATGGAGGAAAGAGGCAAAGACTGGAACGCCACAATGAAATATATTTTGGAAAACATATAGGAGAAACTCATGATAACAATATGCACAACAGTCGCAGCATTCGTCATGGATAACGAAGACCATTGGGGTTCGTGGATGAAGAATGCAGAAAAAGTGAAAGAGAATTATCAGCATTTTGGGGACTGGACAGATGTTCAGTATTTCGCAGCAATACAAATTGACTCAAGAGGAATCGAGCCTTTTAAGCCATTTACTGATCGACTTGAATCAATTGGTGGAACGTACTGGACCTACTCTCTTGACGACGGTAGAACTGAAGTAAATACCAAGAACAGAGTTAGGCATATTGTTGTTGGTCAGAATTTATGCAATGATTTTTCAATGTCAAACCCTGCATGCACGCATATGCTTTTTATGGCTGCCGATTGCATGCCGCCAGATGAAATCTTGCCAAAAATGCTAGAAATGAATCATCCGTTGTGTGCTCCATACATAACAACTTACGGGCTACGTGGTCCAGTTGTTGAAAAGTATCCATATCCGGTAATGGATGCGATGGCTTCTGCTGCCGCAATATTCATGGATAGAAGCATTTTTTCGGGAATACGTTGGAGATGGGATATGGATAAAAACATGTCAGACGACCCATCTTTCCATCATGATGCTATTCACTACATGAATACGGCAACATACGTAAGAGAAGATTGCATAGCTATACATTTTCCAGAAGCAGTAGGTGCAATAGAGACAAGAGGTCACGACATGACGGTTTACAGATGATAAAGAAACTGAGAGAATTTCACTCTGCTAAAAAATTGAGGGAAATTTACTCGACACCGCACGACCATCAGATTTACGGGCGTGGTCACGGTATAAGGGTTGACACGACAATATCTTTACTCAAAGACATGGCGTATCAGGCTCAAGCAAAGTCGGTAGCGGACCTGAGTTGTGGGAATGGATTAATAGCTAAATCACTTAATCTTGACAATACGATTCTTGGTGATTTTGCTAAAACCTATGAATACTCTGGGCCCTTAGAAAAAAACATTTTAAAAATACCAAATGTTGATGTCTATGTGTGTTCGGAAAGCATCGAGCACGTCGAGGATCCAGGCATGGTGCTGTCCTTAATAAGAGAGAAATCAAAGACTCTGGTTCTGTCAACCCCAATAGACGCATGGTACGACACTAATGAAGAGCATTACTGGGCATGGAATAGGCAAGGCGTAGAAACTCTCCTTAAAAATGCTGGTTGGGTTCCAGATGTATTCATCATGCTGGATACAACGGTTTTTGGAGAACCATACATATACGGAATGTGGGGATGCAAATGAGAATTTTAATAACTGGTGATGCTGGATTTGTCGGTGGATATTTCCACAAGGCGCTAGATGGCCACGACATAGTGGGCGTTGACATAAAGAACAATCTTGACGCTCGTAAATTCTTTGCAAAAGACGATACTTATTTTGACTTGGTTATTCACTTGGCGGCAATAGTCGGAGGCAGAGCAACCATTGAGGGTGAACCGCTTTCTGTAGCTGTTGATTTGGCGATTGACTCAGAACTCTTTCAATGGGCATTAAGGACTAGGCCGGGAAGAATTGTTTACTATTCATCATCAGCCGCATATCCGATCAGCCTTCAGGGTTACGGCTCGCGACATCACTTGGTTGAATCAGACATTGATCTTGACGACATAAAATCTCCTGACTACACCTACGGGTGGGCGAAACTCACTGGCGAAATGTTGGCTGGTTATGCTGAAAAAGAAGGTCTAAGAGTCCACGTGTTTAGACCATTTTCTGGATACGGAGAAGATCAGTCACTTGACTACCCATTCCCATCATTCATAAAGCGTGGCGTCGAAAAAGACAACCCATTTAAAATATGGGGAACTGGAAACCAGGTCAGAGATTTCATTCATATGGAAGATGTCGTGGCAGCAACACTGGAAGCAGTAAAGCAAGACATACAAGGTCCAGTTAACCTCGGCCTAGGTAGAGCAACATCATTCAATGAACTAGCCGACTTAGTGGCAAAAGAGTGCGGTTACTCTCCTGAGTATGAACGGATAATTGGTGCACCCGAGGGGGTGCAGTACAGGGCTTGCGACCCATCTAAGATGCTGAGTTTTTACACGCCAAAGATTAGCCTTGAAGAGGGTATTGCGCGAGCTGTAAAGTACTTTGAATTAAAGAACTGAACCAGAATCCTTGTTGGCTCCGACCTTCTTGAGGCCCATTGCCATAGCGATTGAAAGTGCAACAGCAGTTACACCAATCTTCAGGTTTGCCGTGTCAACAAGACCGTCGTAGTCTGCTCCAGTGGCAATCCAGGCCCCCAAATAGGCCTGCATGAATGTTCTTGCTGCTCTTTCGGCAGTATCTTTGATGAAAGTTGAACTCATTTTGCTCTCCTTTGTTATGAACAATTTTACCAGTTTTATGGGTTTCCTAGCGCATACAGATTCAATCTGCCCTCTGGGTCTTGATCCAGAGACATTCTCTCTCCTCCGCTGGATGGCAACAACGAGAAGTTAATTGCATACCCAGCAGGTATTATCGGAGTCACAACTGACTCGAGAACGCTGAATTGATCTGACGTAAGCAGGTAGGTAGGTGTTTCGTTTACTCTTGTTTTTACGTTTATTATCCATCGATTTTCGTATGATAATACAACTTCTTTTTCTCCAGACAAAAGTTCTTTTATCGTATTGACTAGGGAAGTTATTGTTCCTGAACTCAAACCATAGTTTTTTGAGTCAACTTGGTATCTGCTGAAATCAAGACGGTTAGCAGCGTATTTCTCGATTGACGGATAAGAGACTTCTGTTATCGTCAGAGTTGATGCTGAAGTTGCGTCGTATTCATCGTCGTCCCAATACAGCTTTGTTGTATCACCATTGCTTCTTAATATAAATATTCCTTCAAACGTTGCATCAGAACCAGATGATGCTTGGACCCTAACAACACCAGTGCCAGAGTAAAATGGCAAAAATACGCTAGAGGAATTAGTGCTAACGACTCCAGATTCACGAGTTACCGATATAGCCACCGCTGCATTCTCGGTCAAAGCAACGTTTGCGTCGATTAATGCATTTGTTTGTGGAAAGTTAAGTCTTGACGCAAAGATGTCTTTGGCGTCAACTATGTTTCTTCCAGCAAATTGAGCAAGCCACTGAATAGTGCTTGCATCTGCCTGCAGGGGATCTACCAAAGCGCTTCTCAGCGTTAGTGGCATCAAGGGGTCGGACGGGTCAAAACCATCTTCTTTAGCAAATCTTATATAACTTAAATAAATAAGCAAAGCCTCATTGGCGTCTGCTAGTCCGATGTCCAAGAATCTACGTATTGCAAATAAAGAGGTTTTATTGTTTTCTGCATTTCCATCATCCGTGTCGTGGTCTAAGTAAAAATTAGGCATATCTATAATGGTGTTAGACACAAATTGATTATCAAATAATGCATCTATGCATATAATTGCTGGAATCGACATAAACAAAGGGTTTTCACTGCCACCAAAACTGTTTACAATAAATGAAACAGAATGCGTATTCCCGTCGTCTGGGACAAGTATTGGGCGAGATCTAATTATTGACCATTTTCCGCCGATAATTGTATTGAGTCTAGAAACTGGCGGATTAACATCTATTGAAAGAGTTGTGTCGACTTGAAGATTGCAGTCAATGGTCTCGGTTGAACGGCTGAAGGACATTACGTGAGCCTGAATGTACTTGCCATTGTATGACTGATCAAGATTTGCAATGTTTAAAACCGCACCAAAAGAATTTGCGTGATTTATTGGGTTTATCCCCAAAGCAAAATACGCTAAAGAAACATCATCATTCCTATCTTTTGTAGGTTGATAGATCTCCGTTCCGCTTCGAATCGTTGACGCATTTATTGCTGTCCAGTCATTCGACTCCGTATTAAAAAGAGCATTGCTGCTGTCTATTAAATTTGTTGTTTTAACAGACATTACTCACTCACAATTACGCTTATGTCGCTTGAATTCAATTGCGGAAGATAACCAATATGTGTCATTTCTATCATCGAGTTGTAGTCTGGGTTCGTGATGTCCAGCGCCTCGTCTTCTTCTGAATTTATATCCATATCAAATATCAGCGTTGACATTGAAAAATTCGGATAGTGGAATATATAAGCACCACTTGCGCCAAATGCATTATCAATTTCACCCTCGTAAGAAACAAATATTTTTACAGATGTAGAAGTTGGCACTTCGGCAATTGATTTTATTCCAACAAATGGGTTGTAGGCCGGAAAGTCAAGGTGCTGAAGTCCTGTGATGTACACCTGATCGTCAACAACAAAATCGTGTTCCTCCCCGAGCTCTAGGGTCATGTAGACTCCGTTTGATATTGGCGAAGTAACTGCAGTTATTTCGTATAGTTTAACGGTTGTGTCAAGGCTTATCGCGCTCGCATCAAGCGATGCTGTAAGAGCAGCAACAGTTAGAGCCGTTGTACTTCCAATTGTTAATTCATCATCGGTCAAGCTGGATACTATGGTTTTAGACAAAGTCAAATCAAAAAACTCTGTTGAGTATGGCGCGACTGAGACTATGTATGTTCCGTCTTGAATTCCAGTTCCCTCAACTTGAACACCTTCCTCAAACAAGAATGCCCTTTCTGCATGTCCGAATTCTCCGCTATTTACACGAATTACATCTTCTCCAGAAGTTCCGTTTGCGACAACAAGAAAACCTTTTCTGACAATTTCTAGCTCTGGAATATCTAGTGGAGTTTCAAAATCTCCAGCATATATAACAGAGGTTAGATTTGCAGTTTGAATCGACTGAGACGCATTGTATTGACGAGTGGGCATGAATGAGTTGTCTACAAATTCAGTAGATGGAAGATCATATATCACAATATTTGTGTACCCAGCCGAAGCGGATTCATATATTGATCCAAATGGCGTGAGTGATCCAGCTGCTCTAAAACCCTTAACAGCAAGACCCATTGAGTAAACATAACTGATACCTTCCGCGTACTTGATCGCCAAAGATGAAAGTATTGCGCTAGAAATATCAAATATTTCAAAATCCCATTCCGCAGGACTGACTCTAGTGGAGAGCTCTGTAACGACATTGTCTCTCACGACCGCTTTGTCAAAACCTGGAAGCTTTTCAATTACGCTATTTGACTTTACTTTTATAAAAACAGGGTTGCTGATATCTACGCTGAGACCCGGTATCGATCGTTCTGCTATTCCTGTAGATATTGCTTCAAGTGATTCTTGCTCGGTAAAAGTTGAACCACTAGAAAGCATGAAGACCAGCAGGTGGCCAACAAAGTCTGTGATGTCAATACCTGTTTTGTCATAGAGCGAAGAATCCGACAAAGCTTTCAAGGCAGGGCTCAAGGCCCTAACTCTTGTTACGACGGGATAACTAGAAAGAATATGAGCTTCAACTTGCCTCGGAGTGATGAGTCCATCCGACAAAGACTGGAAGTATGTGCTTGCTCTTGTGAAATAAGAATTGTCGTCTTCTGAGTCTTGTCCGCTTGCAATGGTTCCGGATACAACTGAAATAACTAGAGCATTTGATGAAAGAAGTTTCATGGAAGAGTTGCTTGAGATTGTTGGTATTGCTCCAGCAGCAGTGGAGATAACGTCTATCTCTATTTCTTCTACTCCATCAGCGACGCTTGTGTCGTCTAGTGCCGTAAAAACGTATTGATTGATTTGGCCATCGACTATTTCTTCGTAGGAAAATTGTGTTCCTGCAAAAATAGTACCCTCGTCACCAAGAAGAGTAAGTACGACAGTTCCGCTGCTCAGCGTTGCCTCGGTTCTTTCAAATCCAAAAACATTCAAAACACCTTCCATGAGGGAGTTTGGTAGGCGATTTATTGCAGCGACTAGAAAACCAGAAACATACGACATTGACTGAAGCATGGCGTCTTCCACAGTTCCGGTTCTTGGGGAGAAATCCGGCATAGAGGTGGTCGCGTACTCAACAGCCGATGCGTATATGTCTGACGGTTGAGCATCATAAGGTGTCAGGTCTATGTAATTAGAAAAGTCTGGTGATGGCATTTTTCCTCTATCCGTTTATTTCAAAAGAGATTTCGAAGGTGTCAGTACCACCGTCATCAGATTTGATTTCTGTCAATTTTGTAATTGTTAATTCAGGAAAATTTTGCGCGACAAGTATTAACAATTGCTCTTTTGCCCCTGCATCAAAAGATCCGTCGATAATCCCAAATTTTGGCGTAATTTTTAACTCGCCTATTTTTGTGACAATTCCAAGACCGAGGAGCAATTCATAATACGGCCTCGTTCCCTGCTGTAGACGAACGGCATCTCCGTCTTTGAATTCAAGAGGGAATTTTAGCGTATCCATGTGTATATTATCGCACCATTAAGGGCGCAGAACCCCAAGGACGACTGCTTCTTCAAACCTATTGTCAAGAAATGTGCACAAAACAGTATTTCCCTTTTGGGGTTGCTCTGTTCCAATTGGTGTTGTATTCAAGGTTACGTTTGATAACGCCTGACCCGCTTCAGTTGTAATAAACGACTTTGTCAATGTATAAGAATTTCCGGTGACTGTAGTTAAACCACCTGCAAGATACTTGCATGGTCCTATTGTCGTTCCCGGGTTTATTCCTGGAACCGTTATATAAAGACCATTAGCTGCAACTCTTACGACTTTTGCCTTGTACATTCCAGCTCCACCCATAGGCGCATATGAAGCCGCCTTGTCTGGGTCTACTGGTGGGCGATACTGAGAAGCCATTTTTATCCACCTCCAACTCTAACTGCTGGGACTCTGGTCCCTGGAGGGAGATTAACATCAATTGCAGCACCAACGGGCGCAGCCGGCTCGGATACAAATTTTCCGTTTTCGTCAAGTGTTCCGTTTTTCTTTTTTAGTCTTTCTGGTGTTCTAAAAGTAAAAGCAACAGGATCTGGCACGCCTTCTTCGAAGTCAACGGAATCAATCAAATACATAGCATTAAATCCGTTGATGTCTGACAGCTGTACTGTCATTCCGGCACGCAACTGCTCTGCGTTGCTTCCGTTGTTTTGATCGTCAACCTTGAAAGAGTTTGTGAATACATCTTGACCGTTGAATCCAACAGATTTAAGGCCGTTATTCCTTATCAGTTTTGCTGACCCAGTTGCTTGCCATACGCTGTCATCTGAGCGCCTAACTGTTGGCATTTCTGTTACTTGGAATCTTTCATCGGCAATAGGCCAGGTAATTGGGATAAAAGTTTTAGCGGCAATTTTTTTCTGATATGCCATCAATGCTTTCTTTACATTTGAATTAAAAGTCCTAGTTGGTCCGCCAGTAAGGGGAATGTTCTTTTTCCTTAAGGATTGAGTCAAGTAAAGTACGTAGTTGCTTACCTCTCCAAATTTTGGTTTTTGGTTTGCAGGGTTTGCTGCTTGCGGAATTTTTCCTATTCCCGTGCCAAGAACACCAAGGGCTTTCAGGGTGTTCGCATCCACGACACCGTCGATTCTTACGTCGTCTTTATTCTTGTCAATTCCCCATTTTCCCAAGAGCCACTGTTCGCTTCCAAAAAACAAATACCCATCTGCTTCAAAAACTACAAATTGAGCGTCGCTTGCAAGCTGTTTCATTACGTCCCAGGTTGATTCTCGTTCACCAAACTCATTGGCTGCAGACTTTATTTGTCTTGTTTTAGTAGTTTCTTGTCCTATGAAATCCAATTCAAAAGCTATGGCTACCTGTCTCGCCCAAGCCGTTCCGTTCGTGCCACTAAACCTTGCAGGGTTTTTGTCTCTTTTCATTCTTTGAATTGCCTCAGACCTGCATTCAAGAGTGACTTTTGGGGAAGAGCTTTCACCTGGAGAGTATTCAACAGACGCTATTTCGTATCTGTACCACTGGTCCAATTTTTGGTTGTAGTGAAGAACTAGCCTTCTTAGTCCTAGGTAGTTGTTCGGACCCTCGAGTAAGAAGTAGTTGTTATTCAGCATCTTCATATCCGGGTCTATTAAAGAGATTGTCATCTGTGCAGCACCATCGAGATTCCAGCTCATCTGAACAGATGTTATATTTTCGGTAACCTCCGAAGATATTTGGAAATCTGCTGCGTTCTTTATCTGGTATGTCTGCAATGCTTTAGTCGTTGGATTCTTTGCACCTTTTTCCCATACGCCAGTTGCTGACTTAAGGGGACAAGCAACGCCAAGAGCTTTTAGCGCTTTTATCAACGCCAACTGCAAGGCTCTTACGGCGGGTCCAGTGTCACCAACTTTGCATAATTTCGTTAATCCGAGCTTAGATGCGGTTGTTTCATCCAAAACTCCATCAATACGCGTTGCCCATCCAACAAATACTATGTTGAACGGAAAACCGGTAATTTTTGTATCTTCGGCCCCAAAGGGGTTGGTAATGCTCAATGTTTTTTGAGGGTCTGGTATTTGAGTTGCCATAAACAGTTTTCTTACTTAACTATAGGTCCGACAAGCGGTTCGCCCTGACTACCAACTGCCTTGAACTGTCCTGATCCAGGAGGGGTCTCTCTCCATAGCAAACCAAGGTTTTCGGTTTTGGCAGGAGGAACTACTGGTGGAACATACGTGTATTTGAATTTTGGTATGAATACAGACTGCAAGAACGATGGATTATCTTGCCTACACGTAAGATTTACCGTTGCTCTTGTTGGAAGAAGTGTTCCACCTGAAGTTTGATCCGATGTCATTCGTGACTGAATAGCAAAATCTATGTTTGTGATTCTCCAGTATGGCAGACTTCTAACACCCGGTTGACCGAACATCAAATCAAGTATCCGAGGGAAATTATAGAAAACTACGGGTGATCTTCGGTGTGGCCCATCGTTTGGAGGGTTTGCTATGGCGCGAAGTATTTGCAAATCTGTCTCAATTGAAGACATGTCGTTATTACCGACAACAAAAGACATAGATATTTCTACAAGACTTTCAGTTCCGAAGTCCGTCAAAGGAGCATTTCCAGGGCGGGCAATTTCAGCGTACTGTGGAGCTATGTTGCCAATCTGGAATTCGCTTGGTGGATACTTAAGTGCGTACATCGGTGGGTCAAGGCGACTCTCCGTATTACTAAAGTCGCCAGTACCGTCTGTTGCAAGACGTATTTGATAAACGCCAGCCATATTACGACCTCTCGTTCATTGATCTTTGTGAACGCTTGATCTTTTCCATAACTGCATTTGCAATCGCTTCTGGGTCCTGATTTGTTCCGTTGATAGTTATGTTGTACGAGTTGGCAACTGAACCACCACCAGAAGACTGAAGGCCAACAACCGAAGGCATCGAGCTGTCACCAGTTCCTGGAACTACGTGTAGATGTCTATCCCCTTGAGATCCATGGAATTCCGCAAATCCACCAGACTTCCTAACGGCAACTCCATACGCTCCAAGGTTTTGACCAACCAAGTCGTATGCATTTCCTGTTATGTGATCAGACTTCAACGAGCCAAGACCCCAATTCCTAAGAGCTGATGTTACTGTGCGCTTTCCTGTAATTCCAGAGTCAATTTGACTGTGCCGAGCAAGCGTTTGTTGAACTCGCGAAGTTGGTGTGTCTTTTGCTTTTGGAACATTTGTGTCTTGTTGGTACCAGACTGGAGGATTTGACCACCATGTTGGTGTTTCTTTGAACCAGTTTGGCGCAGAACCCGTAGACATGGATTTTGCAATCTCCGACCACTGGGTAGTCAGCCCCTGCAAGATGGCCGACTCTGATTCACTCATAAGGTCTATTGCTGTTTGTGTTGATTTTTCTCCAGCCGTAGTACTTGCTTCTAAATCTCCAGCCGTAAGAGCTAGGACCCCAGCCTGAGGACCAAGCAAAGCATTTACGTTGGCAAGGATTGTTTTGTTGATTAATTCTTTTGCTTCTTTTGCTTCATCGCCTGTTCCGCCAGCTTTATTCATTAACTCCTGGCTTATATTAAAACCACCATTTTCTTTCATTGTGGTCATTTTGCTGTAAGCATCAACGAGTTGTGTTCCACTTAATTTATTGTTTAATGTGTCAAGCACGCTTTGTGGAAGAACCATTCCACCCTCAGTTGCCATGGCCTGCATTTGATCGTAAATACTAAATGCGGTTTTTGACTTAAGACCAGTTGTCGGATCGTTCATGACTTGATTTATTAGCGCATCAGCTCCACCCTTGAATCCCCCAGCGTTAGAGAAAGATTCGTAGGCACCGTAAAGCGGACTTGTTTTATCCGCAAATACTCGTGAGTTTTTATTTATTGTTCCATTTGGAGCCAAGCCCATTGTGTCCATAAACAAAGCAAGTGCAGCCGCGGGATCGTTAGGATTTACCGTCTGAGCGTTTGTCATGGTATCTTGCAGGAATTTTGTTACATCACTAGTTTCTAATCCACCAGCGCGAGCTTTTTCACCAAAACCCTTGGCTATTTCGTTCATTACCAACGGAGCATTTTGCGTCTTGACAAATTCGTCAAGAGCGGAAACAGAATCAATCATTGCATTCGATAATTCCGTCTTAAGGGTTTGTGCGGTTTTTGCAATAAAAAATCCAAGCTGCTTTAATGCATCAATAGATTTAAGGGTTGGGTCCAAAAGATTGACACCCATTGCGTCAGCCATTTTTTCGATTTCTGCTGCTGACTTCCCAGTTAGATCGGCCATTCTTTTAATTTTGGGATCATAAGAATCCTTCATTATCTTGCCGATTTTTACGTAAGCTGCTGCTTGTTCTTCAAGTTGTTTGGTGAAAGCTGTTGAGTGTTTTTTAGCATCTTTTCCTTGTTTTTCGGTGAGAGTTCCGTTTGCAACAAGGTCATCAATCATCCCGCCACGAATCTCGTCAGTGTTTGCCTTTCCACCGGCATCGCCAAATTTTTTGGCCATGTTTATAACTTGATTAAAGCTACGATTTATATAATCAGCTCTTGTTGTTCCGCTCTTTGTAGAGTACTTAGTAAATGCATCATATGAAGCCTTTTGCTCAAAGCCGTCAGTTATTGCCGTGGCAACGCCCTTGGCTGCTTTACGTTCTAGTTTTCCTCTATTGATTGTGCCAGCAGCAAAACCGACTACAGCACCGATCGCAGCACCAACAGCGGTTCCGATTCCAGGAACCATCGAGCCAATTGCAGCACCAGCAATTGCGCCAGCAGCAGCACCACCCTTGGCTGTTTTTGCCTTCAACGCAGAGATACCAAAGCCAACACCGATAGCGGCCATTGGGCCAAACATAGGAGCAAGAGAAGCACCAAGAGCCATTCCGCCTTGGTCACCTACACCCTTTGAGGCAAGGTAGCTCATGCCTATCGATGTGGCCATGTTTGCGCCTTGGCTTTGTCCGCCAAGAACACGTCCAGTTCTTGACTTGTACTGTCCATCGGCATCTTTTGCACCAAGCAATCCAGGACCGCCAGGACCAAGTTTCCCAGTAAACGATCCAGAAGCAAAACGCTTAAAGTTGAGACCTGCCATTCGTCCTTTGAAACCAGCACCAGTTCTTGCTCCGCCGCTAGTTTGCGCTGCTTGTTGAAGTTCGCTTAGTTGTTTTCCTTGTCCAATTCCAAATATTCCACCACCAGCTCTTCTCTCGGCTATTGATGCTTTGAAGTTGGTGTACTTTGCTCGTAAAAATTGACCGTTTGATTGATAGTTCGCCGCGTCAGATCTAAGACCTGCACCTTGAGCTCTGAATTCGTCTCTACGACGAGTTAGTTGTTCGAGTTTTCCCTCTACCGTTCGTCCACCAGCACTACCAGTCGAATATCCCTGCTCGGCGTTCTTTGAACGATCCCCTCTCGATGCAAGACTGTCTTTGTAGTAAACCCTTCCGGTTGTTGTGGAAGTTCTTCTTTCTATGTCTCCAGCTTTTTGCCCACCAGTCGTTACTCCTCCGGCTGTAACACCTGCATATTTTTTTAGCATCTTGTCCGATTCACCACCAGCTACAGCGGACCTGTGGAGTGTCTTATCTGCTTTTGCTTGGAGTCTTGCCGCCTCCGCGTGATCTCCGTTAGCTGCTGCTGCTCTGGCTTGTGCTTCGAGAGCAAGTCCTTGACCTTCGAGTCTTTGCGACTTTGCTAACAAATTTTGGCCTTTTCGAGTTGCGGCTGCTTCAACTCTTGACTCTTTATTCGCTTGCATTTTTCTTTGGAATGGAGTGAGACCCGTATTCCCACCAGCAGCCGCAGACGCAGCTCTAGCTTCTTTTCTTTGCTGCAATGTTTCAGCACGTTTTTGATCTGAATCAAGTTTTGACTTTTCAGCTTCTGCTGCTTGGAGTGCAGTTATCTGTCCTCTTGAGGCAACAGTTTCCAGTGCTGCAAGTTGTCTGTTTTCCATATGCGTTCTAGTACCTCCTAGTCCGCGCAATCTTCTAAGTTCTTCCTCCATTTCCGTGCCTGTTTTTAAGTTGGTTACACCGGCAGTTTTTATTTGTGAAAAAATTTCTTTTGGGGCCTGATTTATGGTGTCAATGTGATCCGCTAATCCTGCTGCCCCAGCCACACCGCCATATCCCATCCCAACCATTCTTCTTTGCACCTGACCCTGAACTGTTCCGACGCCATGCAATCTTGTTTCTTCGTTGTATGTGAGTTGCTCCGGTGTCATTAGAGAGGGGCTAATCATCCCAACTCTTCCACGCAATGAACTTTGGTCGTAAAACTCTCTACCTCCACGTGATCTTTGACCAGTGAGGAAAGACATTGAGAGTTGACCGCCTCCAGCACCAGCACCACCTGCTCCGCCTGCAGCACCGCCACCTCCTGCTCCAGGAGCACCAGGCGCGCCTGGGACCATTACTCCACCAGCACCATAAGTTGGAACCATTGCGGTATTGCCGGTTGCCATTGCCATTTGTCTTGCGTATCTATTGGTGAAATACGCGTCATTTGGATTATTTCCAGTGCCCTTAAGGCCCATTGACCTGTTCCACATTCGACCCATGAATCCACTGTTCGAAGCACCTTGAGTGTATGAGTCTTTATTTTTAAGGAATCTATTACCTCTAAACATTTGTGTGAGCATAAACCCGCTCATAAGGCTTCCAATTATGTTTCCGCCGCCTTTTCCGTTACCACCAAGACCACCAAGTCCTGATAGTGCGCCAAAAACTTTTGAAATCATTCCAACAAGTGATGCAAGTGAGTTGATTATTGGTGTCAAAACTGGCAATAATCTGAAAAATGCTTTTTGAATTTCACCGCTGAGCTTGTTTAGATTCTGCAATAGCTTGCCGGTTGCATCTGCAAAATCATGCAATTCGAGTTTATTGTCCTTGATTAGGTCGCTAACTCTTTTTACGTTTCCACCAATAAGCGGACCAAAGATCTTGCCAAACATGTCTGTAAGAACACGAGCGCTTTCGCGGTATGGTCTTAGTGTGTTTGGAAGGGTTTCTTTAAAAAATGTAGTTATATAGCGGAATGGTTTTGAAAACTTCTCAAACCAACCACTTGCTTGTGGCAAGTATTTTTGAGTCAAGCTGACCATTAGGTTTGCTAGCTTTTCAACAACCCTAACAATGAATGGGATGCTGTCGGTCTGTGCAAATTGTTGAAAGCTAACTGATATCTTGGCAAATGCATTCTTGAGTGTTGCAAATATTTGTTTTAGAGCATCTTTTGCTGGTGCAAGAAGAGGTTGACCAAAGTCTGCAAATAAGGCTTTTGCCTGGCCCATGTAGCTCTTAAGCTGTCCAATTAGGGTGCCGTTCATTGTTTCGAGCATGCCTTCGACGCCAGCCAGTTTCGCAAGTTTTCCGCTCATGACGGCTTCACGGATTGACTTCTGTGATCCAAGGTTTACTTTGTCTTCTTTTTTGGCTTTTGCGTTGGCTTGTTGAATCCTTTTATACATGTCATCGCCCATTGTCGCCTTCATGGCTTTTTGGATTTGAGCAATTGATGCTTTTCTTTTTTCAAGAAGTCCTACAAAGTCTCCTGCTGCTTGCATAGCTTTTTCAGGGTTGCCGCTAGCTAGAGCAAAATTTGCCATCTGCTTCAAGGCTGACTGTGATGCACCAGTAAATTCAGAATGCTTTGATGCAGCTTGGAAAGCGGAGGTGAGAGCCTTGGTTCCAAGTACAGCAAGCTTTGCGTCTCTTTCAAGGTTTGATAAAGCTGCTCTTGCCTGGTTTATTGATGGACCAAATTGTTTTTGCGACGTGTACTGGAACGATGCCATCGCTGCTGTCTGTTCCCTCATTGCTGCAGCAAACAGTCCAGCTCCTGCTACCGCCGTTGCAAACGCACCGGCCAATCCAGCCATGGCGAACTGGTAGAGTTTCGCTGCACCTTGACCTATACGAAATAAGCCGTTCACAGAAGAGATTGCAGCAGCAAAAACGCCAAGTTGGATCCCTGCATTCATTGTTGCAAGCTTGAAAGTCTTGCCAAGAACCTTTGATGCGGTTGTTATTGACTTTTCGAAAGCCGTTAAAGATCTTTTAGTGAAGTCAATGTTCTTGGCTGTTTTGCCAAAAAGCTTTCCAGAACGATCAGCGTCGCTTCCGAGCGTGCGCAACAAAGCCTGGGTCCTTGCAATTGCCCCAGTGTCAGACTTAACATTTAGCCTGATTGTTACGTTGTTTTCAGCTGGCATCTATACGCCCCACCATTCAAGAAAACAAACTATTTTTTGTTTGCTTCTGCAGCCTGTTTTGCGCGATCTTGCTCAATAACTTTAGCACAAGCAAACCGTATCAGCCATTCGTCTTCGGGTACGTTGAGTATCACCAAAGGGTCTGTTCCGAATAGTTCTCCTAGCCTTGCCGCTGTTTGTATGCGGCTGTCCTCGACGAGATCGTCTAGGACGTCTTCGTAGGGTCCGTCGTATCGACAGTATCAGAATACCCGGCGGCCTCCAACACTGCAAGTGCAGCGGCTTCTACGTGTGGGTCAATACCAAAAAACGCACGAACGGCGTCTGGTACTGCGCGGGTGGTTTGGGTCATCCGATGGATATCAGGAGAAGTGAAGTTCAATGAGTAACCATCTTCGTCGAAAGCTTCAATGTTGTTTACAAAGATTCCTGTCGTTGTTGCAGAGATGACAGTGCAAGCAAACTTAGTTGGATCAACACCATTTTTGGAGTCTTCGCCGCAGTTCTTACGCCACTGACGAATTTGATGCTGGGTAATGTTTGGGCTTACCCGAACAGTTACGCCTGGTCTTTCCGGTACTTCAATGAGAACGTAAGGTCTCTCAATTTTCTTTGAGATAACAGCCTTGAGTTCGTCGAGAACCGAAGGGGGTCGTTCGCCTCTTGTTTTTGCCGCAGATGAAGCGTCTGGTTGCTGAGAACCAGATTGCACCTCTACTACAGACTCTTCTTCATTTCCATCTGTGAAATTGATTTTAGTTGCCATGCAGCGAACACTAGCAGCAAGCTAGTGGTGGTACGTGAACTATCTAACTTTTATTATTTAGATAATTATTTACGTACTATTGCGTGTTGCGTGGAGAAACGCTGCTGACGCTGAATGTCAGAGCAAACGTTGCTGGTGCGCCAGAAGACGAGTCGCCTTCTGGGTCGGTCAAACCTACGAGCAAGCAATTTGGGTACACGCGCTGGGTATTTTGGATAACACCGAAGTCTGTGTCAGTCGAGAAGACTGTTACGTCGTAACGAGCACGACCTACAACTTGGCGTGCTTCCATCAAGAAGCCAGCAACATCGTTCAAGTCCGTGTCGTAATGAGCCGTCACGGTGATGTCACCAATTTCTGCTGGAGCAGGGAGAACCTCAGGGAAAAGCTTTCCACCAAGGTAGATCTTTTCTACCGAAGCGGTTACTTCACCACCGGATACTTGAGCAAAGTACGGAGCGAAGACTGGACCAACAGGGGACGAGTCCGTCCGTGGGTTGATCTTCGCGAGTATTTGCCTTTGCGCTGCTTTTGCCATGACTTAATCTCCTTCGATTACGAGAGTGAACCGCTGATGTTCGACTTCAAAATGTCGACCTGAATCAACTCGCCGATTGTCGAAACTCTCAAGCCAACACGTGCCTTGATTGTTCCTTCTGCGAGCTGTGATGCTGGGTTGAGTCCATTATCGCACTTAACCGTGTATCCGTAGTCGATGCGCTTTCCTGTAGCGTCAAACGCTTCGTACAAACCACCAGCAAGTCTAATTGGCTCGATGATGCTGGTCAAACGCGATGCAATTTCTGCAAAAATCGCATTTCGACCGTCAAGAACACCGAACACGAGGTCTTCAAGAGTCGTCTTGCAAGCAACAGTAATGTAGTTGATTGCGTCACGAGCCGTGATGAACTTGAAGTCTGCCGAGTCTGCCGATACCGAACGGGCACCGTAGATTCTGATTGAACCCTGGATCACGCGGATCGCATTAACATTTGCTGCGTTAAGTGTGTCGCCATCTGTTCTGCCGATTTCAGCAGCCAAACCAGAAACGTAGTTTGCAACCGAAACAAGACCAGCAGAAGGGGCCCATGCGCCTGTCTGAGTGTGGACCTTGCTTCTCTTTGCTGCAACGTATGCGTCTGGCGGGATTGATCTTGTTCCACCGTTTGTTACACCGTCAGGTATTTTTACCCATGGGTAGTAAAGCGCGCCGTACTCTGCATGATCAAGAGCAGAAGCTGCTTCTGAATCAGCAATTACTCCGTTGACAGTTTGCAACGAAGTTGAGTGCATCAAGGCAATTCTGTTATTCGTGTATCCATGATTCAACAAAACTTCATGCGCAGCACTAGTTCCAAGTTCTACTAGTGAAACTGCACCAGCACCAAGGCTGTCGATGAAAAGATCCAAAGCTGCTTCATGCTCGTCGATTGTTACAGCTCCAGCTCCAGCTGCTCCGCCAGTGAATCCTGTAACAGATGCAGAAGTTGTTGGAAGCGATGTTGAAACACCAGCAGCGGCAGTTACGTAAAGCGAAGCAATTGGGCTTGCATTAAGGGCAGAAACAAGGTCTGCCACGTTGTCATACGCTGCGCTCTGGTAAATAGATGTTGAGCTAGTTGGGTAGTAAAGGCTTACTACAGAGCTTCCACTAGTTGTGGTTACCGAAGCATAAAGATCATCTGACCAGTCGCCAGGTCCCTTTGCGGTAAGGTCGATCGAGCTACCAAATGAAAGCTCGCCAGATACTGCATCTGGGCCAACAACTCTTGCAACGTAGGCTCTTGCACCACCCTCTTCAAAGAATGTTGCGATCGAATCGTAGAGGCTTGAACCAGCAAGTCTTCCACCATAAACGTCTTCAAACTCCGAAATGGAGGTAATTGAGACGTATTCGTCTGCAGGTCCGCGTTGTGCGTAACCAGCTACGAAAAATGATGCTGCAGGTGCAACTTGCGCACCTACTGGACCGGTTCTTACTGAAGTTGAAACTATTACACCTGGCATGTTGCCACCCTCCGTGCTTTATCGGCTGTTGGGGTTTGATTTACTTCTCCGATTGTACAGAAGTAAATGCCACTCCGACAGCAACTATTCCTCGGTAACATTTAATTCCGTAGAATAATCTACATCTATGGCGTTGACGGTTCCGATTGGTTGTCTTGTTACTGTTTCTGTCATCGCTAGATCGTAAGACAGATACGCTCCGGCGAGCAATCTGTCTCCTTTTATTAGCGTTAAATCAGAAAATTCTTCAGTAAGTGTTGATTCGTCCATTACTGCTTGGAATGTCTTTTCTGGGTCAATCGATCTCAACGATGGGTAGTCAAGAAGCGAAGATCTCAGCACTGTTGTCAAGTTATCTCGCATAAATGTGACTTCTTCTGAACCCTGAGCCCTTACCCAGACGTATGTTCTCATTCCATAATTGACCCTGTACGTTGGGTCGTTCCCTGGAGTGAATGATTCCCTAGTAAACGATTTTGTAGAAATTGCAACAGTTATGATCATCGGCCAGGTATCCATGGCCATTGGTTCATAGGTTGCAAATTTCGCAATGTCAGGGAGGCGATCGTCGTCAAGGCCCCATTCGTTTCTGTAGGTGATCAGCCTTCTTGGCATGTCCGAACTCAAAAAGTCGTTCATGTAATTTTTTGCTTTTGCAGGACCAAACATTATTGTCATATCAGGAACCTATCACCCAGGAACAATTCCGTCGACAACGTATCTTGAAAGATCCTGAGCCATTGTTTCAGCAAACAATGGTGGCTCAAATACAAGTTTTCTTTTTGCCATTTTAGTTGTTCCGTATTGATGAAATTTTGCAAACTCTACGTTCGTTCCAAACTCTGCTTCACTGTCACCTATTCTCGATGCAGAGTTTCTTAGATTTGTCAAGCTTGCAAGAAGACTTCCATCTTGAACCATTATTGGAGCACCAGGAAAATGAACCATCTTCCACGCTGCGTATTTTGCATCCAATGGGGCCCAACCACCAGATGGAAGACCGGCCTGAGCAAAGTTGTCGGCATAGGCAGTTTGCAAAAGAATTCTTGCGTGGTTAAAAATTGCTCGAGGGTGCTCTGCTCTTTGCTGTATCTTTTCGAGATTAAATATTGCTTGATTTAATTCTCTTTCATTTACATTTATTTCAACTCTGTCGGCCATTACGCAATCCTTCTGCGTCTATACCTTTTCACGGCCATAAGCTCTTTTTCAAGAAATCCAACCTCTAACGGAGCAACGTTTCTGGTGTTCAAATCTTTGACGCCAACGACATCGTCGTGCATGTTTTGCATTTCTCTAGTTGCGGCCCTAAGAATCATCAACTTAAACATTTTTATGTTTCCACCAGCTAAGCCAGCAGTGTATGTATAGGTTATTAAGTCATTTGCATAGCCGTAGTAAAGATCTACTCCGAATTTTCTAACAACATAATCCTGATCTTGTACAAGTTCAAACTCGTCGCCGTACTGTGGCTTGACGGTAATTGAGTCCACGGAAATTACTGGTGAATTTTTGAAATAAACAGTTTGCGGAGGACGCATAAAAGTTGAAGATGGGGTTTGTGAATTCCAAGTTTGGAAAGACTCGTTGAAACTTTGCCCTGCGTCATTATAGAAAAATGAGTTCATTGGCATGCCAGTAAAATTTGACTCAAGCCGATACTCCTCGGTGAACTCATTTACCTCAATAGGTCTCCCCAGGTACGCCTCTAGTTCGCTTTGAAGTCCCTCTAGAACCATAAGAGCGGCGTCTTCCTGCTTATTGGAAAAAGAAATATCCATATAAGTTTTTAGATGATTGACTGTTACCAACATTTTTCACCCCCCATGGGAGTTTTGAGTTAACTGCGACGACGACGAAGAAGGTTTCTTGCAGCTTGACCCAAGCGTGATTCACGCAGAATCTGTCTTGCTGTTGCGCTTCCTGCCTGTCCAGTTCTTCTTCCGCCGATGCCTTCAACGACGCGGTTCACCAATCGGCGAGCCGTTCCGGCGCGACCTACTCGGCCCTCCGTCTCTTCTCCACCGATTTCAGGGAAGTTGTAACAAATCATGATTGATGCTCCAATGGCTTGACAATTACTAAAAATTCTACCATGTAATGCATCTTTGACTAACTACCTGTCGGCGTTTGGTGGTCTCTCTATGCTCACCGAGGAGTCAACTGGACCTGCGTTTACCGATTCCGTTGATGCTTCAACTGGAACCCAAGCGCGAGAATACCTGTGTTCAGAAATATTTTTTGCCTTGAGAACAGTTCCGTCAAGCATTATGTCAAGTTCGTCATACTTCATGCAAAGCATTTCGGCAAGTTCTTCTTGTTCATAAGCACCAGACGCAACTATGTCCTTGACAATGTTTGATAATTGCTTTGCCACAACAGAACCCCTACCCCTATTTATGGAAACATGAAGAATTCTGGCATCTATTGAATCGCAGTCAACCCTGATCACTGGGACTGTGTTCCCGACAACCTCACGAACATACTTGTTGTCTTTTGCAAGCATCCACCGTTGAACACCATCAATTATTAAGTTGTCGGCATTTACGACGAGTGGAGAAAGAATCCCGTACTTGCAGATCGAGGCAGACAGAACGACTAGGTCAGGACGCAAAATATAGTTAGCGTGCCATGATGGCTTCTTTAATTCGTCAACGCTTACGTATTCAGTTTTCATAAAGTTCACTGCTTTCTATTACTTCTAGTTCCTTTTTTCTAACAGAAAATGCTTTTGTTTTTGGCCCAACTGGAGAAACAGCGCTTCCGTTATCAATGTTGTTGAGGAGAAGGTTTCTCATCAAGAGGTTCATTGGGTATGAGTGTTTGTCCAGTATGTGCTTTTTCCTAAACTCCGAAACATAGGACTTTGCTCGCCTCTGCTTTGTTGCCCCAATTATGTAATCCTCAATCAACCATTTAGCACCCTCAAAACCATGTTGGGCATAATTAGCAATTAGTGTTTCAAAATCGAAGTCTTTTCCTATTCGCCTCTGAGCGTCAATGTATGGGAAGCACTCAAAAAGCCTGTCGTAAAACTCGGGTTCAGTTGCAACAACATCTCCAATCCTACGAATTGCTACCGCGTGCAAAGGTATTCCGACTCGCGTGTTACTGCCTGTGATTGCGGCAAGATCGTAATACTCGCAGTACTCAGCACCATGCTCTTCGGACAGATACTTGAAAACATCATTTGTTTCCCAGTCGTAAATGATCTTTGCGAACTTTAATGGGATTCCCTTTTTTACGCCAAAAGGAGTAACGATGTAGTTCTCATGCAGTTTTTGCACACAGGCCCTATATCTGACCATTGACTCATTAGCTCGAACGCCAGTTATGAATGCAACGTTTCCTTTTTTGCCCTGCATTGTGTAATAGTCGATCGTTTCAGGAAGCGGCTTAGCAGGGTCAAGTCCAAAATGCTCTGCGGTTATAGCCCATGGCGGAATGTCTCTGACAAGACGGCCTTCGGACTCTCGCTTCTTGCTCCACAGCAAAGCAGACTGCCTCCTGCCGAGAACCCAAATTTCTGTTCCGTATGGAAGGCAATACCACTCCATGTCAACCCAATCGTAATTGCGTACTTTTTCTATGTACTCAATTGTTTTTGGGGTAATCATTTCTTCGTCTCTGAAAATTACCTTCACAGGACCAAGACCACGTTCTTCGTGTATTTCTTTTGCCAGATAAAGAACAGCTGTTGAATCTTTTCCACCAGAGAACTGAACGCATACAGTGTCAAAGGTGTCGTAAACATGGCGGATACGAGCGCGCGCCGCTTCAACGCAACTTATATTCAAGAACATCCGCTGCCTAGTCATTGACTAAACCTCCGTGTGCTGTTCAATGAAATCTATTAGCTTTTCGGCAGTTGTTGAACCATCCACACCTGGATCACTTCGTAGCCATTTGATAAATGAGTACCACTTTGACTGTTGGTCTGGGTTGTCAAAAACAATTGTGTACTGAACAACTGCTTGTGGCGCAGATGCTTTTGCTGCGATGGTGCTTCCCTTGATCGCAACCTCGCTGTGGTCCATTCCCTTTGGCGCAACTATCTCCATATCGCCATCAGCGTTCTTTTCCAACATTGAGCGTATTTCTCTGTCGCCTTCAATATTTGGTTGCATGATTACTGGTGGTATGTATTCTGATCCAGTTAAAACTTCTGTTTGGCTTGCAATGGTTTCGTTGATAGAAGCTATTTCAAACTCATCCCAACCAAGGTTGTTCCATAACTCTGGGTATATGTCAGAAACTTCAACGAGCAATTGCGACAGCATGTCATCATCTGTTCTGCCAAGTTCCATAGTTCTGTTGTCTGCGAGCGCATATGCAATAGCGCGATCGTCGTCGGCTTCCAAAAACACGCACGCTATTTTTTCCCAGCCAAGTTGTTTGGCTGCTTGCAGTTGATGGTTACCAGCAATAACCGTTGCCGATCCATCATCGTTTTTCTTTGCAACGATCGGCTTAACCTGTCCAAACTCTTCATACGAAGCGGCGATTGCTCTGACGTCTCCCTTTCTCGGGTTATTCTCAAGAAATTCAAGACCGTCAATATCAACTATTAAATTATTCAATGATGGGTGGATATTTTCCATTTCAGACCTGCACTCTGACGTTTGCGTTTAATGTTCTAAGAGCATCAATGCTAGTTCTAAGCGATAAAAGTTTTTCACGTTTTGCTTTTAGCAGACCTTCCGCCATCTTTGCGTCAAAAATTGGATCGCCAAGTTTGTAGTCGGCCCAAGCTTCTCGCTCCTTGATTGAACCCTTAGCGGACAGGTATTCTTTTGCCCAACTAGACTTCATGAAAGCATCTTTTTTTGCAAAATCCTCTGCGAGTTTTTCAAACGCTTCGGTTTCTGATTCAAGCAAATCCAGCAAGCGAAGTATTTCGTTTTCAATGTCAACTTGACTTATAGGGCCATTTCTAGTCATTAAGCACCCCTTCCAAAGGCTTCACAGGACTCCACTCTATCTTTTCCAAACTTGAAAGACTTGCTTCCGGCCATTGGTATTTTCCGCGCCCGTAATGCGAAAGAACCATTTCTTCAAGTATCCAAGCATCGCACTTATCGTCCGAACCAGAACCAGACCACACGATTCCCGTCTTGGCTGATATTGCTGAAATTACGTCATTTTTAGAAGCATTTCCTCTTCCCGTTGCAAACTTTGCCCTACAGGTTGGGGGTATTTCTATGTACGGAATGTTGTTGGCGTAAAGTTGCGCTCTTACCACTCCACCCAATTCACCGATGGAGAATGCTTGTGAGTTTCTTGCAGCGAAGGCATAACCCTCAATTGCAACCAATCCGACTTTTTCCTTAAGAGCCAGACTAACTATGGTCCTGCTTATTTCGATCAACCTGGCAGGGCCTTTTTCCTTTGAGGCAATAACAAAAGTATCTCCATCAACAGACAAACCTGTTGACGTGAGAGACAAATCTAAACCCATTACCTTTGATTGCATGGACAGACACTAGCCCATATAAAGCAAAAAGCCGCCAGCATCTAGCTAGCGGCCATTAGCGCAATCACGAAGAGGAGCCCCTAAGCGAAGACACCGCCTTTGCTGTGGACGTTAAACCCACTAGACATGGATCACCTTCCCCTCTTTGTTAAAAACATTAGGTTCTAAACAAAAGCGTAACACTTTTTAAATCAGAAGATAAGTAAAACATTGTTAAATATAAAGTAATAAAATAAAAAAGACGCAAAAGCCGAGTGAGTCTCCCCACCCGACTTTTGCGCCTATAACGGTCCTAAGGATTACAACTTTACACCCGTCAGAAATACTGAAAGTGTTAATAATAAACTTTTAAAAATAAATTTTTGTAGTAGAATATTCTTCACGAAACAAGGAGACAGCATGTCCGCAATCATCCCACCATCAATCGTTAATTACGATTGGACTGTCAAAATCAACAACCCATCTTTTTTGAATGTGTCATTCCCATTTAGAGTCAAGATTGTATCAATCTGGTTCACCACACAAGCAATTTACGGCGACACGGCTGGTCTCTGGCAGGGTGATGAGGAAACTTTGGACATTGAGACAACTCAGAGAGTTTTGAAGCTTGCGGCTTTTAAAGCAAAGAATTCCAAGACTCAACACAGCATTTACGACAACCCAAATGACTTTGTGTACCCGTTTGAAGACGTTGACTACAACGATTCGCCAAACGAGGACCTTAAGCCAACAATGTGGCTTGGCAATCCAGACGATGCCGCTGGAAGAATTGGTGCATTCTC